AACAACATACAAAACAAAATTAATGATTGAAAATGATGCTAGTTCTTCTGGTGCTCAAATTATAGGGTTATCTACAGGAGATAGGGCAATTTCTGAAGCTAGTAATGTTTTAGCAACTACTCAAAAAAATAGACTTTATGACTTAGTAGCTATGGATACAGTTAACGATCCTGAATTTTTAAAAATACCTGCATTAAGAGATGCTTCTATTACTTGGGAAGACTTAGCTAAAGCAGCCAAGGCTCAAAATATGGTTTCATTTTATGGTGCTGGAGCGGCAACTAAATCTGCTAATGTAGCTAATAAATTTTCTAAAGTTTTAGATAACATGGGTTTTATAACAGTTACAAAAGAAAACTTAAACTCTACATTAAGAATTGTTGATGGGAAAATTAAAATAGCTCAAAGGCAAGGTGCTACAGGTTTAGTATCTGAATTAACTTCTTTTAAAGATGAATTGGTTGAATTAATAAATAAAAGTCAACCTGTAGGAAGAACTTTATTAAAAGAAGCTCAAGATATTCACCCTGATGTTGGTAATTTTGTATTAAAATTAACTAATTCTAGAAAAGGAATTGTTGGTCCAAAAGACTTTTCTGAAATCTCTAGAATTATGAGTAAAAATATGTCACAGAGAGCGCCTATAACAGATAATTTTATTAATTTCTGGAAAAAAGCTTCTGTAACTTACGTCAATGATACTAAAAAGGTAGATATACCTTGGGTAACATTTGATGGAAAAATAATGACGCAACGGTATCGTCCTAAGATACAAGAGCGCATAGAATTCACAGATCCAATAACAGGCAGAAGAATTAAAAATATTTATGAAGCTGCTGCTGAAGATGGAAAACTTTTAGGTAAGGGTTCTATTAATGATGCAAGAATTGGATTAGGAGTGAATGGATATCACAGCAATGACGCTGCTATCGTACGACAGTTCCATTTATGGGCAAGAAAAAACAGCGTTGAATCTGCTACAATCCACGATGCTTTCTTTACTAATATTGGTGAAGCAAGACGTGCGAAAAACGCTTTAAGAACCATCTATGCAGATGCTCTTGGAGGTGATACTATTAGAAAGACTTTACGTGAAATGCGTAGACAAGGTCTTTCAAGAAAATCTTACAATGAACTTTTAGCTTTAGCTAAAAAACAAGGGTTATTAGACCCTGTAAATAAGATTACAAGAAAAGACATACTAGAGCCTTTATCTGGAAATAAAGACTGGTATGGCATTGGTCCATAGTTATTTGTAATAGCCAATAGGACTTTTAACCGTGTCTGTGACACATTTAACCAAACTCAAGCTGTGCTTGAAAGGAAAAATTATGAGTGAAGAAGAAAATAAAGTTAATGAAAATATAACTGAAACAAATGAAACTGAAACAGTTGAACAAGAACCTGTTCAAGAGGCATCTTCTACAGAAGAACAAGAAAATGATCCAGTTGAACAAGCGATTAATGATAGACTAACAAAAATGAAGTCTAATATGGATCGTATGGTTAAAGAGCGTGACGCTGCCTTACAAAAAGCAGCTGAAGTAGAGCAAGCTCAAAAACAAGCTGAAATTAAAAGGCTTGAAGAAGAAGGTAAACTTACTGAAGCTCTTGAAATGAAACTTGCAGAATCACAAGCTAAGCTAAAAGTATTCGAAGAAGAAAATACAAAACTTAATCGTGACAATGTAGTAATTCTCAACTTGCGAATTTGGAATTTAGAAATGAACGTAGTCGTCAAATGGCGCAACGTGATATTGTCGAGCAACTTGTTCAAAATGAAGCTGGTCTTTGGTCTCATAAATCAGGTATTACAATTCAAGAATTTATTGAATCTTACTCTAAAAATGAAGATAATTCATTTTTGTTTCGTATAAAGGCTAATAGTGGTGCTGGAAAAACTACTCCTTCTGCCTCGTCAGATACAACTGAGAAAAAATCTATTTCTCAAATGACACAAGAAGAAGTATTATCTTTAGCTGCTAAAGGTCAATTAGGATCATTCAATTATTAAATAATAATAGTTATCTATAAGGAATTAAAATTATGGCTATTACAAATACAGACTTTCAGAATGTAGCACTAGCTATTTCTGCTTACGCTGATGAAGAATACACAACAGCTAAGAAATTAAACTCAACAGATATTGTTGGAGGTTCTTCTGATATTAGAACTGACGGTGAATCTTTTGTAGGACAAATGCGTTGGTACAAACCATTAAGTCCAACCATTAATGTACCATCACTTTCAAGTGCTACTGATGGAACATATACAGATATTTCAACAGAAATTTCTAACTATGTAAAATCAATGCGTACATTTGGTGCTCAACAAGTCAACTTGCAAGAAGTTATTTCTCGTCAAGATGGTCTTTCTAAAATTGCTCGTGACTTTGCACAAGTACGTGGTGATGACGAAGGTAATGCACTTATGGAATGCCTTAAAGGTGTTGCATCTTCAGAAGCAACTCTTGGTGATGCAGGTGGCTCTGGTAACGGTGGTCTTCTTAACTTTGATACAAACGCTGACACAGCTGCAACAGGGTTCTTTGTTGACATTAACGCTCTTGGTGAGTTTGGTGCAGCAGCTACAGGAACATCTGACGCACGTAAGTTGTTTGACTCAACAGCAACTGGTGCTGCTAGAGGTGAACGTCTCTTTAAATCTATTGGTATGGCGTACAAAGATCATGAACCAGACTTTATGTATCTTGTAACTTCACCAGAAGTTATGGCTGAAATGCGTGCAGCTAACCTTGTTGATGAAACAATGGTAACAGATGGAAATATGGACTTTAGTACTATCTTTGGTGGTAAGTTCCGTCTTGTAATGACTCGCGCAAGTCAACGTGCAACAACTGCAACAGGCGATGCAAACGCACAGTCTACTAAGTGTACATTCGTAATTAAACCTCAAGCTATGGCATATGCACCTATTGCTGCTCCTACACCAGTAGAAGTAGATCGTAATGCAGCGTCATACACTGGTGGTGGATCAACAAATGTATGGTATCGTTATGGATTTGTAATGCATCCACAAGGATATGATTGGGCAGGTGCAACTAACGCTTTTGCAACTAATACAACTCTTGGTGCAGCGGCTTCATGGTCTCGTAAAATGAGCGCACTAAACTTAGGCATTTTGCCTATCTTCCACTCATAAGATTTAGGAGGAGCTAATGGCTTTAGTTCTTAATACAAATAGCTATGTAACTATAGCTGAAGCTGATACTTACTTTGAAACTCGTATTGACGCTAATGAATTTACGTCAGCAAGCGATGATTTAAAAGAAGAAGCTTTGGTTACTGCTACACAGTTAATAGACAACCGAGCATGGATCGGTATTGCAGTTAGCTCTTCTCAGTCTCTGGCGTTTCCTCGAAAACAAGCAACGTACTACGATCCCAGAATGGGTCAGGATATAACGATTGCTGATAACGAGATACCCTCTCAAGTTAAAATAGCAGTTTATGAACAAGCTTTACATTTATTACAAAATGAAGATTTACTTGCTCAAAAGACTCAAACATTTGAAAGCATTTCTGTTGGTAGTATAAGCCTATCTGATAGTAATGGTGATGTTTCTAGAACTTCTATTACACCTTCAATTGTCTTAAAACCTTTAAGACCTCTTATTAGTAGAGGTATGAATAGTAATTCATGGTGGAGGGCTAATTAATGTCACTATCTGCAAAGGTGACTGCTGCTGTTAATAAGGCATTTACGGCTGCAGGTGATTTGGTTCAAAAAGGAACATTAACAAGCAAAAGCGTTTCTACTTATAATTTTGCTGCTAGAGCAACAGTGAGTACTAGTACAACTAAAACAGTTGATGTTATTATACAAACTGCCCAAAAAGTATCTGGTGAAGGATTTATTACTACTGCTATTATGCGGTCAGGAGAAGATCTTTCAGTATATGATACTCTTACCGTAGGAACTAAAATATTTAGTATTATCGATTACAGTGATAACAATTTTATTATTGAAGCTCAATTAAGCAGAGAGGTAAAATAATGTTTGATAATGTATTAGATGATATTGAAGGTGTTTTTGCATCTAGTTCATGGTTAGCTACTAATATAGATATTTATCCTGACAATTATCAAGGATCAATTAATGATGAAACAGAGTTTTGTCGATTAAATGTTATGCCTAGTAACAGTGAAAATTTAGAGTATGGCGGTCTTAAACTCTTATCGGGTTTAATTGCTGTTAAAATTTTTGTTGGTGCTGGTGAAGGACAATCTAGAATAATGGTTATAAGTGATATAATAGATAATGTACTACAAAATAAAAAATTAACGAGAGGAACAGAGCTATTCACATCTTATTTAAATGTGGAAGGGCTTGACCCAACCAATAAAGCACTTTATAGTGCAAGTTACATAATACCATTTAAGATACATGGAGAATAATAAATGGCACATATTACAACCTTAGGTGCAGGTATATTTTCATACCTAGACATCTATACAGGGTCGATTGCTGCATCGGTAGACACTGCGTCTGAATTTGCTGGACTTTTTGTTACAGCAAATGCAAGTGACGTAAAGCGTATGCCTTCTGTGCGTGAATTCCCTTCAATCGGTACACCTGCAAACATTGTTAACGTTCCTGTGTACGGACAAAATACATCATCACAGGTACAAGGTCAATCAGATGCTCCAACATTGGAGATTACTGTAAACTATGTTGCAAATGACATGACTGACTTTCACGCCTTAATAGGTACAGAAGCTGCATTTAGATTTTTAATGTCAGCTTCATCTTGTGGACTTTCAGAAAGCCTTGCAACAGCAACTACAGCTTTAAGCTATGGTAATACAGAATTTTACTTTAAAGGTAAAATTGAGGCTATCTTGGTTAACCCTGCGTTAACTGATGCTACTACTGCGACTGTTACATTGTCAGCACAGTCTGACTTCTTTGGTCCAGCAACATTACCTTAATTATAAGATAATTCAGGGGAGTCCAAAAGGGCTTCCCTTATATATGAGAAAGATTATGACAGAAAAACCATTTAGTAAAACATTTGTTATGAGAACAACCTTCCGACATATGCGTAGAAGTGTTGATATTAGTATTCGTAAGAGTTTTGAACGTTTTCAAGACTTTGACAACGAGTCTGCAATGGGGAAAGAAATAATGCAAACCTTAGATACATTGCACAAAGTCAGGAAAATGCTTGATGACTTTCAAGCTAACAATCCAAGTTTATTTACAGAAAAAGACAGGTTAGATTAATGAAACATTTAGTAGGAAAAGTTATTACAGAAAAAGTTGAATTTATGGGCGATGAAGTTGAAGTTAAAAAACTTTCTGTAAAAGAAGTTTTAAAAATTCAAAAGATTGTTGATAAATCACAAAAATCAAAAACCGAAGAATCTCAATTAAAACTTCTTCAAGACGTTATTAAAGTTGCAGTTGTTGGTGCAGAAGAAATATCTGAAGAAGATTTTAATCAATTTCCTTTAGGTGAATTAAATAAACTAACTGAATCTATTTTACAACTCTCAGGGTTAGGTCAAGATTCTACTGTGGGAAAGTAACTAAAAATGAGGAATCTATTTATCAAATAGCTTATGAATTAAGAATACCTATTTATAAATTAGAAGAAGAAATGCCTTATGTAGAGTTATTAAAATGGATAGACTTTTTCTCAAAATATCCTATTGGTTGGCGTGAAGATCAAAGAACCTATATGATGTTAAAGAGTTGGGGATTAAAAGCAGCTCCCGAAAATGCTTTCCCAACATTAAAACAATTAAAAGAATCACAAATGAAAAATAAAGAACCAGACAGAGCAGTTCCTTCTGGTAAAATTCTAGATATGATGTTAGCAGCTAAAAATGGAGATTCCGATTGGAAACCCAATATGGGGAAGAAAAATGGCTAAGATAAATGTAAGTCTAGAAATTGTTAACTTTCAACAAGAAATGCAAAGAGTTGAAGAAGAAGTAAGACAAATGGCTGATATGGAAATATCAGAAAGAATTACTTATGCAGTTGACACTTTAAAAGTTGTTACTCCTGTTGATACAGGTAGAGCAAGATCTGGTTGGACTTCACAAAAATTTAGAAGTTCAAGAAAATTAAAAGAAGAAGTTCAAGAGGGTGTTATTTCAAACCCTGTTGAATATGTTGAGTATTTAAACCGAGGAACTAGTAGTCAAGCGCCAAGATATTTTATTGAGCAAGTTCTTACTAGGATTGGTTTAGTTACCCCTGAATAATATTTGCCCCTGATGGCCTCTTATAATGAGAAACCATTGGGGGCAATTTTATTAAAAGGAGGTCATATGAGTGGCGTACAAATAAGAGTCCGTTCTGACAGTAGACAGGCCAGAAATGATTTAAAAAAATTAGAAAGTTCTGTTGGCAAAATTGAAGCTGCCGCAGGAAGTATGACAAGAGCATTTAAAGGTGCTGCTATATCTTTAGGTACTTTGTTTGTTAGTGGAAATCTTACTAGAGGTCTTGTTTCAGCAGGG